AATAGATGAGTTTAAAACTATTGAATTTGTAGAAGATGATATCGTAAGAAGTAAATTAGTAAAGGAATATATCATCTCTAAAATAAGGCAAGGAATAGTCTAAAAATGTCGGCCGCAGTTATAGATTTGATGGATTATAAAGAATTTCTATCAGAGTTAGAGAAACTAAAAGGAGATAAAGATATTTTATCATTTGCTAAATGGACCACTGAGAATGTTAAAGATAATTTTTTAGTTAAAACAGATAATCGGGATTAACTTGAGGAGATAGTAATGCGTGATAAGTTGATTGAAATGTGTTTAGATTTTGTTGAACCAACACCTTCAACAGAAGAATTAAATAAGTATACAAATGAACATTTATTAAAACTAATAGAAGAAGTCTTATTTAGAAGCTATATAGCGAAAGACCTCTCTAAGACTGATATTACTGCTATTGATAATACATACTCTGAAGATGTGGGTGGTGCTTTAGCAGATGATGTATTATTTGGAGGCAATCATCCATCTGATTGGGATGGTGGTGATGCTGACAAATATGCTATGCCAGCGTTTGACTCTAGCTGGTTCACACCTGCTAAAAGGTGGTGAAAATATGTTTCAACATAAACAAGTACAAGAATTAGCAGAATTAGAAGCAATCACAACAGAAGTCGGGAGAGTATACAAAACTCCCGACGGTGCCTTTCCTTCTATTACTACTATTCTAGGTCGTCTAAGTCGAGATGATATTAATAAATGGCGTAAGAGAGTAGGTGAAGAAACGGCCAATAAAATTTCTAGAACTTCATCTTCTAGAGGTACAAGAATACATAAAATGTGCGAAGATTATATAAATAACAAGAAACCTGAAATTCGTTCTCCATTAGATAAACAAATGTTTATGAGTATGCAAGAGATTTTAGATGGTTTTGTGGGAGAGGTGTATGGCCAGGAATTGCCTTTATATTCAAAACATTTGGGTATAGCAGGTAGAGTAGATCTTATTTGTGAGTGGAATGGCAAACTTGCTATAGTAGATTATAAGACTTCTGCCAAAATTAAAAAGCGGGAGTGGGTAAATAGTTATTTTATGCAAGCCACTGCATATTGTATAATGTATGAAGAAATGACGGGCGTACCTGTGGATAGGTTTGTAATACTTATTGGTGTCGATCAAGAGCCTCCACAGACCTTTTACGGCAAGAGGGACGATAACATTGCTGGTTTGATCGATGCCATAAAAGGTTACTACGATGAGAACGATCTTATTCACATTAATCCTGCTCTCTACAGCGGTGTTAATCCCTAGTAAAGTATACGCCCAACGGCAAATGCAATGTGTGCCTTATAAAGAGGCCATTTCGATGATTGCTAATGATTTTAAGGAAGTACTTCTAAATAGAGGTCTTGAAAGAAATGGCGCTTCTATGATCGAAGTCTGGGCCAATGAAGATACTGGCACATTCACTATTATCAGAGTCATGCATATCCCAGTGGGCTCCAAAACCAGAAAAGCTATATGCGCCACCATCTCCGGCGAGGGTTGGAATAAAATAGATGAAAAAGACCGCCCCGTGATCGAGAAAAAAGTAGAGGGCAGCAAAACTTAGGGGTTGACAAGCACCTCATTATTTGCTATAATAACTATAATGAATGATGAGGGAGAGTGAGATGGAAAACGAACGAGATTTTATACATCCTAGCATTACCAATGGTGATCTAGAATTGATGGGGTTTGATGAAAATATCACCATCCCTATAGAAGACCATTGGATTATGGCCCATATCATGCATAGTGCTGGTATTTTCACCAGCGTGGGGCAAGCGTTCAAGAATGGCTGGAATATGCCCATTCCTACAGGGTTCTGGCAGAAGCGAGTCGGCAAGAAAAAGACCCTAGTGTCGATATTCAATCAAACTTTCGATGGAATGCCGATTTTTTCGCAAAAAAATGTCGATTAGGGGTTGACAAGGGCCCCGTAGTTTGCTATAATAACTATACTGAAACAGAGATAGTGAGTTTGAGAGATGTCTAAGAAAGATTTTATGGAGACAATCTGGTCTTCTACCGGAGAGATGCTAGTCCTGCCTACGGGCGTTAAGCGTATTCTGTCCGTTCGATGCAAATCCGGCGCTGATTTGGAAATTAAGTTCAAAAATGAAGAAATCAGTGCTGATAAGCTCTTCGATGATCTAAATGGAAATTTAATCTTCGCTGAGTGAAAAAAGTGCTTGACAAACGCTTCGGTGTTTGCTATAATGATTATACTGAAGAGATGATGAAAGAGAGAGCCATGAACACGAACATTGAAAGCAGCCACGGTATCGTCTTTGGAACCGATGGCAGTATAGACTTTGCCTGCACCTTACCTGTAACAGTCGGTACCAAGATGATTGGAGACTGGGGTGGGTATAGTCCTCTCAGTCTGGGTGAAGTCACCAACATTGATAATAATGGTATGATTGAGGTCAACTTTGATGATCTCGATGGCTATACCCTCTTATGGCCGAACGAGATTCGGACCGATTACGCCACCTCTAATGAAATTGGCGTGTATATCGATGATCGGGAGTTTTGCCGATTTTTGTCTTGACAAGCCCCTAGTTCTTTGCTATAATGATTATACTGAATGAAACAAGAGGTGAATGAAATGTCTTATGATACTAACGAAATCAAAACGGCCTATCGCAATTACCTTGATCATATCTTGACCGACTACAAATCTTGGCACAAACGTTGTGCTGCTGTCCATACCTCGGCCGAGCGACCCTTGACAGAGGCTTCGAAGAAGACGAGGTATGATATGGTTATGAAGTTTGCCGAGAACCTTTCGTTTAAGATGGGCAAGAAGTACGTCAAGTGCTTCAATAAAGATGGGGGTGTTCATAGCTTCATCGTCAATGTTCACGACGATCCCAAGTTCAAGTTTGGTGATATTCTGAAGCCTGCGGGCTATGGAACACCTGCTAAGAACTTCGCCCGAGGCAATATCTTCACAAACTTTGATCGCATCACATGGGCGGGAGCATCATAAAACATGAAAATTAGTCAAGTAGACTGGGATACAGCGAATACCATCTGGATGAAAATGAAAGGTATTCCTATCCCAGATTATTACACGGAAAAAGACCGACTAGAAATAATCAATCGTTATTGGCACAAAGCAATGGAAAGAGAATTGACATGAAGTGGTTATTGATTGCATCCGCATTGAATCTTGACGTTACATATGACACGGAAAGTACTTGTAAGAAAGCAAAAGTAGAAATCGTAAATACATATCCTGAGGCAAAGGTTTTATGTATTCCTGCTGGCATGTCTAAGGCTGAGTCTGAAGTTCAAGCCTTTATGAGTATGTTTGATCTTTCGATTAAATCAAAAGAAAATTATCAGCGGGGTCAGTAAATGACTATGCATTTGGTTGGCCCTTGGATGACTACTACATCTACTCGTAAAATCAAAACTAAAAAGTCTAAGCGCCAACTCAATGCTGATATCGAACATGATAAATGGCTACTAAAAATGGGCGTTTCAAATCAACGGAGTGTAGCACAGCCTGGTAGTGTATCTGGTTTGGGACCAGAGGGTCGTAAGTTCGAATCTTACCACTCCGACCAAATCCCACTTAGTAATAAAATAGTTGCTATTGAACCAAAGAAAACTATTGACACAGAGACTAAAATGCGCTATAGTTCTAGATATGTTGTAGGACAAGCCTATAACAAGGGTGGTATTCAAGTGTTATCTCGTAATGAAACTAAAGACCCAAGTACAGGGAAAAGACGATGAATAATATAATTCTAGTTTGTGGTGTATTGATTATGATGGTAATAGCTGTAGGTTGTTCTAGTACCCCTATAGGGTTTGCTTACGATATTGTAAGTTTACCATTTGAGATGGGCCATGTTATTTTAAAACGAATGCCGTGAAATTTTTATTAGATTGTATAATAATTTTCATCATGTCGATACCCTTTCTTTACGCTATCAATAGAATTTGTTGGAACTGTTAAAGGTCTCTTAGCTCAGTGGATAGAGCAACAGATTTCTAATCTGTGGGTCCCAGGTTCAAATCCTGGAGAGATCGCCAAATAACGGGCCTGTAGTTCAGTTGGTTAGAACGCGCCGCTCATAACGACGTTGTCGGGGGTTCGAGTCCCTCCGGGCCCACCAACCACCAAACTAGGAGTAAAATATGTCGGGTATCGTTATCTTAGTCTCTGGTAATGGAAGCAACCTACAAGCCCTAATCGATTATGGGTTTGATATCAAAAAGGTGTTTTCTAATAACCCTAATGCAAAGGGTTTACAAAGAGCTAAGGACGCTGATATCCCTACCGAAGCAGTATCTAGCCTCAATGCCCTTGAGAGTAAAGTTACGGAGTTCTGTCTTGACAATGATGTCAAATTAATCGTACTAGCTGGCTTTATGCGTCTTCTAAGCAATGAATTCACCAGACGATGGAGTAAGAAGTGTGTGAATATTCATCCCTCGTTATTGCCTTCATTCCCTGGTATCACGGCCGTAGAACAAGCTTTAAACTATGGTGTGAAGTGTACGGGGGTGACAGTACATTATGTGGATGAGGGCATGGATACGGGTGAAATTATATCCCAACAACCGATATACATAGAAAAGTGGGATACTGAAGATACGTTGCATATCAGACTACAAAAAATAGAGCATTTGATATACCCAGAGACTATTAATTTTCTTTTAAAAGAAAGATGAAAGAGAGAGTCATGAAAATGCTAAAAAAGGTAATCAAGTCACAGAAGTTTCGACTTCGTAGGCCACGACCATCTGCGGTTCAATCTCGCAAGCGACCGATGACTCGGTCAGAGCGAATCAAGAATTTTAATGTCAATAGCCGCCGATTACGTTGTAGCAATCTAGGTTAATCCGGTGTAGCTCAGTGGTAGAGCAGGAGATTGTTAATCTCTTTGTCGGGGGTTCGAATCCCTCCTCCGGAGCCAGAAAGAGGATAAAATGGAAGAATCTAAAATTACTTGGACTGAACATCATGGTTCGGTTGGCGGCCATCCAGTAAAAGTTATAAAATACTGGGAAGGTCTATATGAGGGTAAACGGATTTGTTGGATCACCCCACAAAGTGATGGGACGGATGATGGTTCGTGGAAACTATCTAAAGCTGGTCCTCCATCTGAGAATGGTTATATTATCAGAGATAAAAATCTTTCTGTACTGAAAGAAACTCTCATGATAGATGATAAATAAGTTAAAATAAAAAGGAGACCAATAATGGTACAATTAATCGTAGGGGAATCTGATGAAGAACCCCTTTGTAAAAGAAATAGGTAAATATTTGTTTAGAGCATATATTATATGGAGTATATGTGCAGATCTAGTTCTGATAGGCGGAGTCTTGACTTTATTGCTAGTAGATTTTAAGATAGTTTTCTAAAAAAAGACTTGACAAACGGTTAGACTTTTGCTATAATGTGTATAGTGAATGATGATGATGGAGAGAGTGATGGATTTTCTATATGAAGGCCCTTTCAAAGACCCTAAGATTCGTGAAGAGTATGAGCGGTATCTGGATCGAGTTGCAAAAGAACGGGAAGATAAATAGGTTTGTTACTGTTTGAGAGGAGACGGCATAGACGTTCAGGACCGGGGGGCAGTACCCCGCGCCTCCACCATAAGCACACCATAACACCATAGTGGTGTATTTATGATGGGGGCGAAACAGGATCGACTGACGTAGTAATGGTCAAATCGAGGTAACCGGTGAGCTACACCGTATCGTGCAAACAATATAAATGCAAACGATAATATTGCAAATGACAACTATTCAGAATATCGCCTAGCGGCCTAAACTGAATAAGTATCACGGGGTATAGGCTCCACCCTGTTAAATAACGGGCCTAACTTTCAACCACTAAGGAAAAGAATATTGTTGAAAATCTCTGAAGAGGGATTGGTTAGATTTATTACTGGATCTCTAGTGTTATTTGCTATAGCTTTTGCTGCCATACTAATATGCCCAGGAGAAGCTAAGTCACATCATGTGGAGATAAATCAAGAAGAACTTGAATGCCTTGCTAAGAATATCTACTTCGAATCAAGAGGAGAAGATACAAGAGGCCAATATGCTGTAGGACTAGTTACACAGAATCGTGTTAAAAGCGATAAGTTTCCTGATACTATCTGCGGCGTAGTTAAACAAGCGAAGTACTGGAATAATGTACCAGTAATTAATAAATGTCATTTCTCTTGGTATTGTGATGGCAAATCTGACAATCCTAGAAATAAAAGTTCGTGGGAAAATTCTATAGTCATAGCCCGCAACCTTTTACTTTATACCATAGAAGATTTTACGTTAGGTTCAACACACTATCATACTAAAGACGTAAATCCGAAATGGTCTAAAGAGATGAAAATAGCAACAATTATAGGGAGTCATATCTTTTATGAATGATTTTTATGAGGGTCTTGATAATAATAAAAAACTATCTATTATAGCTGGACCTTGTGTATTTGAAAATTCTAGCCTTGCTGTTGACATTGCTACTTCTTTATCAGAAACGTGTAAGAAGTACGATGTCAACTTCTGCTTTAAAATGAGTTTTGATAAAGCTAATCGTACTTCTAGTAAAGGTTATCGAGGCCAAGGTATCGATCTTGCTATGAATGTATTTGATCATATCGAAACCGAACTGGGCATTCCTACTATCACAGATGTACACGATTCTTGGCAAGCCGAGATTATTAATACATCTATTATTCAAATACCAGCATTCCTATGTAGACAAACTGACTTATTAGAAACGGCCGCTAAGACAGGCAAACCAGTTAATGTTAAGAAGGGTCAATTTCTTTCTCCGTGGGAAATGAAGAATGTGGTTGACAAGATAGAGAATTTAGGTTATAATAGAGTCATAGTAACAGAACGTGGTACTACATTCGGCTATAATAATTTAGTCGTTGATATGAGATCATTGGAGATTATGAAAGATGGAAGTAGTAGAGGCAATTCCTATCCTATTGTTATCGATTGTACTCATGCCGTTCAGCACCCTGGCGGAGGTGGTGATAAGAGCGGCGGGGATGGTAGATTCGCTCCTGTTATAGCTAAAGCAGCCGTAGCAGTGGGTGTTGCTGGTGTCTTCATGGAAGTTCATCCCGACCCTATGTCATCCCCTTCTGACGGCCCTAATATGATTAGACTAGATGATTTTGAAAAGGTTTTGAAACAATTATTAGATATTGATGGAGTCGTTAAATGATTTATGGTAAAGTATGGGGTTCAACAGAGCCTATCTTAGTCACACCCTTTATTGAATTACACAAGATTACAACTAATCCTGGCTACCGATGTTCTGAACATAAACATGAACACAAGTGGAATGGCTTCTATTGTGTCAGCGGACTGATGGATATTAATGTTCGTAAAAATGATTATGATCTAGTCGATACTACATCTTTAAGCCCTGGTATGTTTACTACAGTTAAACCAAACGAATACCATTGGTTTCATAGTAAAAGTGCTTGTGTAGTATTAGAAATCTATTATCCAGAGCCATTGACTGATGATATTATTAGAACTACTGTAGGTGGCCTCAATGATAATTGATAGAGTCTCTTTCAATCTACACTTAGAAGAATTTGTTCTAAGTACAGGCGAATCTTATATTGATGCTATTGTGCATTATTGTACTACTAATGAAATAGAAATCGAGGTAATCCCTAAGTTATTAAATAAAGTTATCCGATCTAAAATTGAAGCTGAAGCTAGTAATCTAAACTTATTAAAAGAAAAACTATGTTGCTTGCCAGTGTAATGTATTATCCAGGCTATAATGCGTATAAAACATATGTCGCATTAAAGAATCATTTTAAGTCGGACAGTTATGATTATTTTAAGTACAAAGGGAAGGCGAGAGTAAAAGAAGAAACTTTCCTAAAACGTAAAGATAAGTTCTTTTTTGAGAAGTTAGAAAATAAATATAAAGAGGACTTAGTTGATTTTTTTGTATCTAATATGGTGACTGACCAATCTGCTTGGGTAGGTTCTATGGTAGGTGATAAGGCCGAACGAGTGTTTAATGATTGGAAGAAAAGAAGGCAATCATTGAAATATTCGTTCAGAGAAGATATGGTATCTATTAGAGATTACATGGATAAGAATGATATTACATTTGATAACATTTTTACTTGTGTAGATGACCAACATCCGATTATTCTGAAACTACTAATAGCGGAAGAGATATCAATAGAGTCCTTTATTATATTAGATAGAGTATTGAATTTTATTCGTCATATCAATCATTTTTTACTTGACGAATACATCTGGTTAGAGTATAATAAGAAGGTGAAGAAGTATTCACCCTTCGTAGTAACTGATAGAAAGGAGTACCTAACGGTAATGAAGAATGTTTTTGTTTAAGTCGAATCAAATTGTATTAAGTCGTATTAAGTCGAACCAAGGAGAATAAATAAATGTCAAGTTTTGCAAATCTAAAGAAGTCCCGTAAGACCTCTCTCGATAGTCTAGTTAAGGCCGCTGAGAAGTTAACCACCCGCACCGATAATGGTCGTGATAATCGACTATGGAAGCCAGAGGTAGATAAGTCTGGTAATGGTTATGCGGTCCTTCGTTTCTTACCTGCCCCTAACGGTGAAGATGTTCCGTGGGTAAAGTACTACGACCATGGCTTTCAAGGCACTGGTGGTTGGTATATTGAGAATTCCCGTACTTCACTGGGTGTTGGTGAGAAGGACCCTTTGTCTGAACATAATTCTATGTTATGGAATTCAGGCATCGAGTCTAATAAGGATATTGCTCGTAAGCAGAAGCGCCGTCTGAAGTATGTCTCAAATATTCTAATTGTAAAGGACCCCGCTAATCCTAGCAATGAGGGTAAGGTCTTTTTGTATCAGTATGGTGCTAAGATCTTTGAGAAGCTTCAGAATGCTATGCAGCCTGAGTTTGAAGATGAATCACCAGTAAACCCATTTGATCTATGGGAAGGTGCTAACTTCAAGCTAAAGATTCGTAATTATGAGGGTTATCGTAATTATGATAAGTCAGAGTTCGAAACAGCATCACCAGTAGATGGAGATGATGATCGACTTGAGGAAATTTGGAATACTCAATATTCATTAGTTGAGTTTCTAGATCCTAAGAACTTCAAGTCTTATGCTGAACTACAAGCAAGGTTAAATCATGTATTAGGTCTTGAGAATAAGCCTGACCTAAGGGTAGTAGATACTACAGAAGCACCGGTATCTCGTTCTGCTCCAGCCCCTACTTCGGTAGAAACTGATAGTGATGTACCTTGGGCTTCGGATGATGATGATGAAAGTCTATCATTCTTTAAGAAGCTGGCTGATGATGACTAAGTGAAAGGAGATAAACGTGTTAGAAGGGGCTTCGGCCCCTTCTTTTATTTGCCTACTTTTTGTTCCATAGTTCAAATAATGTTTTAATCTTCTCTTTCATTATTTGAATATCGCCGTGCATTTATTTCCATATTATGTTATCCCCCGGCTCGTAGATTATTTTGTAGTCTATTAATGTTTGATTTATCAACCATACTTGCCATCGATTGAATAACAGTTTGATCAGCTTTAGAATTAACCACCGATGTACTATTATTAGTAACAATAGGTGGTGATGGAGGTATCGAACCGGGTGCACTAGCTGTAATTATCGGGTTATTTGCGGCTTTTGTTACCGTATCTGCAACCAGTGTACTCGTCTCTGGTCCGCCAGCTTCTCGAAATCCTCCGGCTGCCCAGTTACTTAAACCACCGGCGGTTGTTATACCTTGATCAGCTAAAAAT